CCGGAATTTGTATTCTTGAAAGTTGGAGGCGATACTGTTAAGGTAAGGGAAGGTTGCTTGCAAACCAGGGTTGAGGGAGAAAGTCTGTGAAGAAAATGCTGTCGTACCGGCAATATCACCGATATACTCTCTATGACGAAAGATAACGGATTCTTGGTTCGACTGCATATGTGGCACTTGGCCACCTGTCTTATACAGACTATTTTGACTCATCCTGTAGGCTCCCAAACCGAAGATCTTTGAGATGCCGTTACCCGCCAGCTGACCTAGATTCCCCAGGAAGGAATTAGGACCACTTGCTTGTGCTCTTGGTTGAGCTCTAGCAAGTGCTTGTGAAACAGCAGTATTAACTATCTGTTGGACATTGGGCGCGGGTGCGGATTTTTGTTTACGCTGCTTTGCTGCAGCTTGGGCTTTGTTTTGTTTACGGGTCATTTGTATTGGATACCTGAATGACAAACAGGGAACATACATCCTCACACACATTGCTGTTCCGCCGTGTGTTCTCTTGGCATTTTGTTTAGCACTAAAATAATAGTTTTGGGGATTTAAATGTGAGAACCCAATGGAACCTACTTCCAAGTACTGGTGGGCACCAGTCGCATCTAGTTTTCTGTCTTCTCGGACTTTGTGCCATCAAGACCATCATGATTATGGTCCTTCCGGCCGCGGCCTACATGGCCGATGTGCTCACATGGGTAACAACACGTATCTATCCAAATCATTTCTGATTAGATATTCTGTGTTATGAGCATCATAGATGTCTTCTATTGCGATCTGGCTTTCAGGAGTAATTCCAAAAGCACGCCAAAAAGACAAACGACTTTGGTCATCTACGGGCATTAACTCTCGATGCATGCCCCGCGACATCATCTGCAATCCGCCTTCCAAGGTAGAATCGATGAGCTGCTTGGCACCATTTGATGCTCGTACAAATGTATGATAGAAATTTTGCCAAACTGGTATACCCCCAGTTAAACTAATTCCCCCATGACCTACGGCGCTACACCACTTCTGATAAATTTTAACATTATCTAGTGGTTTAATTGCCACGCAATCTTTCGAGATTGCGGTACGCGGGTCACGGACCATAACATATTTATGACCGTCGAATACGGGTTGACATTGGCAAAACACAACGAGTTCAAGTTCATACACAGGCTCTTCGACTGTCATCGAAAACCCCATGGTCAGAAACCACTCTTTAAGGCCAGTATTAAATCTTTCCAGATCTTCCTGTTCCATGAAGACGACACAATCATCACCATCATTTACTAACCTCACAGTAATCGCTAGACTATGAACGTAGGACCAAACCAATCCGCTCATTATTAAACAATTACCTAATGCTGTGTTAACATCTCCAGACATTCTGTTCCTGTTGATGTTATACTTCAGCGTCCCTTCTGCACACCTTGCAAACGCCTTGTTAGTGCGTTGCCACCTCATGAGCATTTTGAAATACCTATCACGAGGATAGTAGTGCTCATATCTAG